ATTCAAGGACAGGTTATGGGACGACTCTACATTGTTACGACGTTACTTTTTCTGGGGTGCCACCGAAGTGGCTTACGGCCCCCCCATCTTACGGAAAAGTATCAAAACGAGCTTCTTATGCGCCGGGTTGCTAGCCCTATTTATTACGATCGGCGCTAGGATGACCGCCTAGTCTGTATCTCTCTGCACCATCGCCTCAAAGAGGGGGTGGTCTAAAATTGCAGGAAGAGACTTGACGGCCAGGATAGCCGACTTCAAGGAATCCAAATCTGATGGTGTCAGATTGTAAACCTTGTAAAATTGTTGGTACGTTTCATTAGACGCCTTGTGTAGTGTTCCCACGTGGAACTTGTGGCCTTCTACACGAGCTTTTCCTTTTACTTGTACAAGCAATTTTAAACAATGCTCCACATAGATATTCAATAATGGTATATGACCAACGTCCTGACGGACACCGACCAATACACCTTTAATCCAACCTATAGGATCATGTTGCGTTGGTACTGAAAAACCAATTTTAGCCATGAATCGACCAACTTTAGGTCCCCACACCCTTCCGGTGGAGGTAGCCCAGAACAAGCCCGAGCAGAATTCTACTAAATCTGGATCATCAGTGATTTTTGTTTTTGCCTTGAGTCCAAAGGTGGCAACATGGTTCGTGTAAGCATTTACGTCAACACTTTGCTTCAATGCAACGACCATATCATCCCCCATGATTATTAAACGGTAATCAGTGACACCCAATTTACGTAATGTCACTATAACCACACCAGCGTTGAGCATAGAGCCACCAACGCTGGTGTTTGGATCACCTGAGCAGCGAGTCCCAACGATACTGTACTTATGCCCGTGAGTAGTAACTCCATGCACATGCAACTGTTCGTTAAGGACCGCCAAAGCCCATTTGCCCACTCCATGAGTGGTATACACAATCTGTTCAGCCACAAGGCCACCAATTGGTATAGACACATCATATCGTGAATAATCCGACTCGAGGAAAAAGCAATAACCTTGCTCCATGGAAAGGGTCATCCACTCACCTATGCCCTCGGCGTTGAGGCCGGCGGCGTAAGTGATAGGCTTATCCTTTCTCCACTTCGAGCATATATACTTACTAAAGGCATAGATGTAAGGGCCCAACAAAGCGTTGGCTAAATCGCCAACTCCTTGAATGACCCTAGGATCATAATCTTCTATGCCATTAGGCGTACTTTTCAAAAGCTTTTCACGCTTAATGAAAGTTTTACGTATACATGCCTTCTTAACACTCTCTATATCCGGACAAGAGTGAAAATTAGTGAGAGCAAGTCTATGAGCGCGCTGTCTTGCCTTAGAAAATCGACCGTTCCAAACCTCAAACTGGGCTGGTCGGACGACTTCTGATGGCAAAAGCTCGCACAATAGTTTGGCGACTTCCTCCCACGCTAGTGGATCAGATGGCAATGGAGGATTGAGCGCCCTGTGTATAACTGCACGCTCCTCGTTAAGAGGAGTGTCAGCAGACACCACGGGCATGTACTGAGCTATCGCTAGCCCACACAATTGAGCACCCTTTACACGCACCTTACGCCAATTGTAAGAAAACATGAAAGTCGCACCAACAACGGGTGTCATACTTGCACGTTGTGCGTGATATGCTGGCAAAATGATGTTGTTTACAGCTCCCTTGACAACCATGGAACCATTGTCCCTTTGTTGTACGGCTGCTATAACAGCGTC